TGTCGAGGTCTATGTACCTGGCAAGGGTAAGATAAGTGGTGAGTACCTGTTCACGATAGACAGCGTACACAGCGACCCTAACATGGTGAATACAAGTGTCGCAGAAGTGCCGAGCGAACACAAACAGTTCAATGTCGGCAAGTTAGTCAATGGTCAGTTCTTTGCACAACCAAACAATCGTATGCTGTGGTATGAACAGTCATTGACGCCGAGTACATTAAAGACGCCTGACTTTAAAGTTGCAAGTAAGTATTACTTCTGTGAACAAGACAGTAAGTGGGTGTTTGGTGATAGTGATGACTACTTCTATAAAGAGAAGAAGATAGTCAAGAAGTAATGTTTTTGTCAGGCATATAAACGCTCAGCTTCCTGCTGTCGATATCTGGCATAATACAGTTCAAGTACATAAGGGATCTGTTAGGGCATAGATACTTCTATCTAGAGCGGTATTCATAGGAATTTATCGAAATTTTTTCTCGGATATTTTTTTTCTATGAATAGTCTTCTATATAGTCAGCAAGATCATCAAACTTGGCGTTCAAATCAACAGTATCTATTTCATTTGAGTTCTCATCATTCTCAATAGATTCGTTATACGAGTCTATAAGATCAGTCATTTTCTTATTAGTTTCAGCAAGTAACGAATCAACTTTATTATTCAGTTCAGCATATTTGTCTATATTCATATATTTTCCTTTTGTTAGTTGTTAATATGTGTATATACTATCATATTATGGTATATAAATCTAGTGAAATCGGCGACAAACTTTTTCACTAGAACAAAGAGAGAACACTTATAAGTATTTAAGTAATCTAATATAAGGAGATTTATGCCAAATAAAGATACTTACAAAAGAAAACACAAATACCTCGATAAACAAATATCCCACCTAGAACGAACAAACTACTACAATCGCACTCTCATTGCCAATCTCAAAAAGAGAAAACTCAAACTCAAGGATAAACTAATATCACATACTCGGGAGTTGGCCAGGCGAGAAAAATACAACAGCCACGAGTATATAAAACGAGCACTCTCAATGACTGCTTGACAACGGCATTGTTATATGATATACTCATAACATATGCTACACAAAATAAGTCAACTATGTGATAAGATAGATTCGTTAAAGAAATCGGCAGACTATCTACGAGAATTGAAATACGGACCCAACAAGGCACCTCGTCAAGTGATTGATGAGCGTATTGCTTCAATTCAAGCGGAATGTCTATTAATCGCAAACGATAAAAGCGACTATAACGAACCTCACGTTCAAGAAGATTTAGAGTAAAAAAAATCTTCTTAAAAAAACTTCGTGGTCCTGCGAGGTATAAATATAACTATATGAAAACACTTAAGCAAGTAGAGGCCATCGATGCCATCTGTGAATCGACCTATAAGGATCTTGTAATTACAGAGGCAGAGTATCAAGGTAAAAAAGTAAAATTAAACGACCCTATTCGTGGTGGTAGTAAGAAGTTCTATGTCTATGTTAAAAATGCAAAAGGCAATATTGTCAAAGTATCATTTGGTGATACAACAGGTTTAAGTATTAAACGTGATGATCCTGCAAGACGTAAATCTTTTCGTGCAAGGCATAATTGTGATACGGCAAAAGATAAGACAACGGCAAGATACTGGTCTTGTTATCAATGGCGTGCTGGTGCAAAAGTAAATAATTAATTATATCATGCCTTATGAAAAATCCTGTTCTCATTCATAAGCACCTAATCATTCGTGCAGAGGCAAATCGAGTTCCGACAGACGAGGAACAACTGACAACATGGATGGAAGAATTCATATCTTCGATTGATATGAAAATACTCATGGGTCCATATGTCAAGTATTGTACAATGGAAGGCAATCGTGGCATTACAGGTATTGCCGTAATCGAAACATCACACATCGCCATTCATGTATGGGACGAACCCAATCCTGCATTAATGCAGATAGACGTTTACTCTTGTGCCGAGTTCGATCCGTATAAGATCGCCGAGAAGATCAAATCAGATTTTGATGTCGTCAAGATAGACTATAAATATTTAAATAGAGAAACAGGACTTAAACCAATAAGGTTAAAAAAATAGTATGAAACATTTTATGGGTAAGGACGGCTTTCAATGGTTTGTTGGAGTTGTCGAAGATCGAAACGATCCTAAAACATTAGGTAGAGTTAGAGTCAGATGTCTAGGTTATCATACAGAGGACCTAGTTAAATTACCTACTGCCGATCTACCATGGGCACACCCAATGAATCCTATCACGAGTGCGACCGTATCAGGTATAGGAAATACACCACTAGGTGTTGTCGAGGGTACATGGGTCATAGGATTTTTCACAGACGGACCATCAGCACAACAACCTGTAATCATAGGTACACTACCTGGCGTTCCTAAAAATCTACCAACTAAAGATGATACAAAAGGTTTTCAAGATTACATATCTGGATCATTTCCTAAATACACAGAAACAGATGTCAATCGTCTTGCAGTAAATGAGAAAGATGAGGATGGCAATGAAACAAATCCTCATAGCACACTAACACAAAGACGTGCCACTAGGGAACTTGCGATAGGTACGGCACAGATAGATGGTGTCGTGGATGGCGTTGCACCTTTCGATGGCGATCTCGATACGGAGAATGGTGGTAAGTGGGATCAACCAGAGATACCATACAACGCAACATATCCTAATAATCATGTCTATGAATCAGAGGGTGGTCACCTAAAAGAATTTGACGACACGAAGGACAATGAGAGAATAAATGAAAGACACACAAGTGGTACTGGATACGAGGTAGGACCAGACGGAACTAAAGTCACAAAGGTCGTAAAAGATAATTACAACATAATCACGAATGATGAATACTGTCACATACAAGGCACCTCTCGTGCAACAATCGACAAGGGTTTGAGAGTTAGGGTAAACAGTAAAGGTGAATCTGGCAACAACTATAACATAGAGGTTGGTCAAGGTTCAAGTCTTAACATAGAGGTCAATGGTGGTAACATCAACCTAACGACACTAGGTACAGGTCAAGACGCTGGTGATATAAACATAAATGCTAGTCGTGATCTCAATATGCAGATAAGTCGTAATATGAATATAGGTGTCATAGGCACGATCACGGAAACAAGTAATATTAAAACACAATCTACAACAGAGGCATTAACAGAAAACTCTGGTACTCATACAATCAATACAGGTAAGAATACTATCAATGGTGGTAGTGAGGTAGATGTCAACGCAAGTATCATCAATCTAAACTAATGTTTAGTATTTAAGTCAAGATCCTAATTCTTATAAGTACTCATGTGCGTCCTTCAGAAACCAGCTAGGTACCAGAGTAGGCAAAATCCAAGAATGAAAGTAATAGTATTAATGATAGTAATCACAATGTATGGATGTGGTATTAAACCAAGTGTATCTTGCAATGTAAATGATATTAATACGGCAATCAAAGATTGTAAAGAACAACCTCAATTTGGTATATCTAAAGAATTTTAATTGGTCGGAGTGGTAGGATTCGAACCTACGACCCTATCGTCCCAAACGATATGCGCTACCAGGCTGCGCTACACTCCGTTATTTACTTACGCCTGTTGTTATTATTCTGACTGGCCTAAGTAACCTCCAGAATTTATCTAGTGCCTTTAACTCACTAGTATTCTCGGTGGTGGGGTGTGTTTCCATTTTTTTATTTGTGCTTGTACAACCTATAAGTAATACAAATAATATAATTAAACTATACTTCATAACTAACTTTTATCTCATCTTCTGTTTTATCATTCTCCGATCCTTCAGGAAAGTCTATTGATAATCCTTCATAAGTTATATCAACTCCTGAATCAACGGAACTATTCTTGACTTCTTCTGAATAATCTCTCTCGATTATCATATCGATATAGTGTTTTGCTTTTTCAAGGTCTTGCAATCCGCCTTTGTTTATATGCCTACAAATATATTTGATGGCATTGCCTTCGGCAAATTTCATTTCATTCTTGTTTATAAATTCGGCAGGTTGTATCTTCATGTTTTGATAGTGACTGCCACCTACTTGTTTATCATATGCGTTGCTCATTTTTCTCCTTTGTTAATGT